AGCTCAAAACCATTCTGCACCTTTACGAATATCTCCCCATTTCCTGCGCTTACCTTTGTCACTATACCTATAAAAACAAGATGCGCAGGTGCGTATGGTTTATTTGCAAGTCCGTAAATCAATGCGCCATTCACTCCAAGCCATACAGGATCACCCGCTGTTTGTCCTGCTGTATTCAGTCCTTCAAGTAAACCTTCTGTTATAACAAAGCCTGTTTGATTACCGCCCGTTGTTGTAATGTCAGACTGCATTAAACCCATTGTTTTGCTGCTTGTAGCTTCGCTTGTGTTACTCGCTCTACCCACTAACATATTAGTGCCATTGCTGCCTGTAACATAGACAGCAGTACCCTTAGTAATTGTACCGCTTAACCCGTTGTTTTTAACGGTGTGTTTTACAACAGATGTCCAGTCTGCGAAGTTCTCTTGCCATGTAGCGTTATAATCGGTAGCGTCTACCTTCGTTAAGATTTGCCCTGCTGTTCCACCTGCTGGTAATCCACTTGCAGGGATTGTAGGCTTGTTCTTAATGAAGTCTAACGCTGTGTTATTTGTTTGTGTCCAATCACTCTGAATCTGAGCAGCAGGAATAGTAGGCTTGTTGTCTAAATCGTTGTAATCGTTCGAGAAACCAACCGCACTTATGTCAGCAGTATTCGCCTTCAACAACATATCTGCTTGCAAGTCGTCAATGGCTGCTTCTATGTCTATTATTGTTTGACACGTTGGAAGCGTTACGCAAGTAAGACCTACTTCGTCTGTCAACAAATACCAACCACGCACCCCTTCGTCATTCGTTCCGTAGTAGTAATGTGGAGCAGGATTAGCCTCGTCATTCACAAGGCGAACAAACCCATTCTCGTCTCTTGTTATCGAATCCGTGAACGTCAAGATTGATCCTGTGCCACCTGTTGAAGATTCAAACATATCGTTCCATTCAGCAGGAATACTGCACGCATCCCAATAGTAAGGAACGAGAAGGTCTAAACTAATCGTCCAACCGGTAAGCGTGTGTTGAAATTCTTCAAGAAATGGTTCAAGACTTACGTTTTGAACTGTGATTAAGTCACCAAAAAGAACTCTGTGGTTTGTAATCTCAGCTATCAAATCTTCAGCTATGCGTTGAAGGTCAGAAAGAACTTCTCGTTGGTATTCTGACTTATCTTCTTTGTCGCGTGGAAGGTCAGCAAGGACAATCTGAAAGCTGAATGTCTTCATTCCTTGTGAATAACTCACGTTAGAAGGAATGACGTGCATGAATGGATATTCACCAAACTTCTCAAGGTCTGATACCTCAATCTGTCCGTGAGAAAATCTCTTTAAAATAAAATGCCCAGCAGCGAATGCTTTAAATCTATCTATAAGAGCGTTGTAGCTTTGTACGTTCGACATAGTTGTAGTCTATTAGGTAAGTCATATATGTAAATATACTCCACGCAGATTTTTCAGTAATTGCGTCAAGTTTTGTAATATCTCTGCCACACGCTTCCATGAATAAGTGATACCAACCATAACGTCCTAAGACTTGGTTTAAGTTGTCTCTATCTTCAATTGCTCCGTCAATTCCTCCGTCAACTTCTTCACCTCTATCTCCAAATAGTCGAGCGAAGTGTTGTTTAGTTCGTTGAGCAAAGTCGAAAAAAAAAGCATCGCACCATTAAATTGTTCCAGCGTCATCTGCTCCACAAGTTCCTCGCTCATTGCTCTTTTAGTGCTGTTGTATTCTTCTATTAAGTACTTCGAAGCTACACGCTTAACAATGGGACGATAAAGCACAGACATAATCTTCACAATATTTTCTTCGACGTTAGCCGCCCACGTTGAGATATCTGCATATTCGCCCAAAGAGATTTCGTAAAGGTTAGGAATAAACCCGAAGTCTGTATCTTTCACCGTTATCGTCTCAAAGAACTTTGCGCTCTCGTTTAACAACGTATCATCAAACGCAGCGAGTAACGTTGGAACGTGTTGCATTGGTACTTTCTGCACGTCTTCTTTTGAAAGGTTGGAAATAGCAACCAACTTGTCAGCGTCTGACTTTGCCGTCTTGAACTCTTTGTACTGCTTCAGCGAGATGCTCGCGTAGTCAGCAGGGATTGAAACTCTTATACTCATTTTGTGTGATTCAAATTTAACACCCGACTTTAGCTTGGTGTGTTGTGTTAGCGGTTGCTGTTACTACCTAACACAGCTACTTGCAATAATGTCGCGACCATCTGCAAGGCACTCTTCGTGGCGCTTCTTTCGAAGTGAAGGTACAATGTTATGATCCACAATACAAACAACCTTCGTCATCATCGTCAATAGTATTCGCTTCGTTGTATATTCTGATTGCTTCCATCTCAATTTGTTCCTTCGTCCACTCTGGATGAAACGCTCCTATCTGTGACTTTAAGAAGTTTAATTTGTTGTCGCTCATTTTTCGTAATTTACAAGTGTTGCCTCAATTCCTTTATCTTTCAATTCCTGCACGACGTCGGGGTTGTTGTCGTAGTGCTTGCGTATGCGATTGTTTACAATGAAGTCAATTTTTGCGCTGTTGCTTCCTGTCATCTTCACGCGGTTGTGTGAAATACCCAATTCATCAGCCACGTCGTAAACCGCTTTGCTCAAACGAGGAGTTCTTGCTGTTACGATGTACACCACATAACCTTTTGAAATGAAACGTTTAGCAAGTGATTTGCCTTGTGGAGTTGAAAGAGTACCGTCGAAGTCAAACGAGATACGCTCCTGTGCGTTTAGGTTGCGTCTTATTTTGTCAAGGTAGTTCATTTGTTTTATTTATAGGTTGCGATGCAAACAGCATAGCGTTGGTTAGTGTCTGGATATTCAGAAACCATTTTGTCGTCGCTCATACAACGAACGAGAAACTCGTCTTTTGGCTCTGTTGAGGTTGGTATTGGTATTGGCATAAGTTGACTTTTTATTCTATTTAGTAAATGTATCTTTTGACTGTTGTTTATTTTCCACTAAAACGCTCTTTTTGTAGATTATTTTCCACATCAAACAATCAATTGTTCAACGTTGATGTTATAATCTTTAAGTAATCCACTAATGTATTCAAATACTTCTTCGATTCCTTCTTGATATGCGTCATCTTGTCGGTCGTTGTACTTCGTAAACTTCCTGTATCCGTTCATTTCAATTTCCCATAAAGCCATTGCCATATCGAGTGCCTTTGTTGCGCGGTTAAACTCAATACGATCGTCTGAATCTGAAAGGTCAAAGGTTAATGTTGCTTTGCTCATAACTTGTCATTGATAATAATCTGAACAGGTGCGTCAGCAACACCTGCGATTTCATTTCGCTCAACATACCCTCGTTTCTTTCCTCGTGTCTTTAAATAGAAAATTGTTGCGCTTGTGTTTGGTGCGTCTTGAATACGGATTACTTCACCATCTGGTGTTGACACCTCGCGGTGCGCTCCCTTAATCAATTCGAACAACTGACTTTCTGCGAAGTCAACAGCAAGGTCTGACAATGATTCAACCTTCGCTTTGTAGTCTTCGTCTTCTTGCAACCAACGATAGTGTGTTGTTCTGTCTATTCCAACAATCTCACACGCAGAAGTCACCACACCCAAAGTGCTTTCGAGAGCCTTTAGCATAGCATTCTTTTTTAGTGTTGCGTTTTGTGGTTTGTTTTCTTCCTTGCTCATAATTTATAAATATAAAAACTACTCTCGTTTACACTTCGAAGGTAACAATTAGCCTAATTTACTCTTATAATGGTTAATAAGTTGCTCCATTTTCGAGTCGTAGTATTTCGAGAATGTTTTGAACCCATCGTTGTCTTGTTCGAATAGTCTAAATAGAACACCTCTCAGACGTTGTGAAGGCTTCTTGAGCGTATCTTCAAGTTCACTCTTTAAACTTTCTACTGCGTCTAATTCTTCGCGCTTAAAATCTTCGTCTTTGAACGCAAGGTAACCGAATTGATTAGCGATAGTGAATAGTTCTGACGCTTGAGCAGGTGAAAGTTCATTTGTTCCAAATGTCAATTTAAGAGTCTTGTCTTTTCGCGTACCTACGCTTTCAAGTTGAGCTGGTATGATTATCATACACTAAAGATACAAAATGAATTATTAACATTCAATAGTTGTTGAAATCTATTTGTTGTTTGATTGATTGAATGAAGTATATTTGAATACTCGATTTTACTTTAAAGCATTGCCCCAAGCATTGTGCTGATTTTAAGTAATCGAGTACGGTGTGCGGGGCATTTTTTTGTAGCAATTTGAGAAATGGTCTTGACCACATTCAACCCATACTAACGAAGTGAGAAGTTAGTGAATGAACGTGATAATTAGAAGGAAGGTTATTTGTAGTGGTAATGAATGACATTGAGTATCATTTGTGAGATTATACAATTAACCAGTAACAACAGTTATAATAATCCAAGCAATGCAGAGGTGCAACTTGGGGGTGAAACTTAGACAAGTTAACTGATTGCCTGTAACCCATCAGGATCTTCTGAATTATGAGTAACTACTAATCACTATTAAAGTAGTAGTTAAAAGGAATAATGATAAGGTGTAAACGTGAGTTAATGTCTTTTCACCCATAAACCTTTCTATGTCCATAACTAAAATATATGAGTAAAATAAACAAGAAAGCAAAGCAAGAATTATTCATTCAATTGCTTACTAACTACAAGACAAATAATGTTATTACTTGGCATCACTTCCAACACGGACACTTTCGCGTTTTCACACCGAATAAGACCGTCGATTTCTTTTTGAGTGGTATGCGTTGGCACGACATCAATAAGAACACCAGAGGCAACGTATCGAGTTTACAAGAATTTCACCTGTACATTTAGTCAACGTTCACATCCTTCATCGATTCAAGAAACATATTGATGTCTTTGCGGACACAAGGTGAACACGTTGAACGCTCATTGAACGCTCCTGTAGCCTTATCTTTAAACGAATAGAATTTAATCAAGTCTCTGTCCTCTAAACGTCCTTGCGCCTTCATATCGAGCAGGAAACGCTTGAACTCTTTTTGCTCCTCAAGAGACAACACTCCCGACCATTTCGATGCTGGACATTGTGCGAAGGCTAACTTCGCTTTAATAGGCATTACGCACCCACAAAGTTTGATTGATTTCTTGCGGAATAGGACTTCTGTTTCTACTTCTTCACCTACGATCAATGGGCCACAAGACTGCGTTGATGCTTCGAAAAATTTACAGGTGCGACAAATTTCAAGTCGTCTTTTGTACTCATTGCTTTTTGCGAATAACATTTGCTCTTATTTTTTGTTTAATACTATCAATGGTTCGGTAAAGGAAAACAGTTGGTATTCCTGTTTGTTTTGAAAATTCACGATATGTGAAACCTTCGAAGATATACTCTTGAAAGATTAGTCTTTCGAACTCGGTTAGACGACTTATAAGAATATCCAGTTGCTCGTTTGTCATTCGTGCGCCTAACCACGTCTTGTCCACCTCGTGAGCGTATTCTTTAAAGTCGCGTCTGTTTCTATTCCACGCGATTGTCTGACGATAAAAAGGTGAGTTCGGTGAGTTAACAGATAAATACATAACACGAATGAGATAAAATTCGAACTCGTCCTTTTCAATTAAGTTTTCAATGTGCTTCGAGCCAAACATAGACAACAAAGAATCGTGAAGCAAGTCTTCATAGTAGTCCTCACCTCGCGCAATTCCTTTCGCAAGTTCTTTGAACTTTTTGTAGTGTCCTTCTATGTATTGGTCAAGTTTCACCCATTCAAGTATTCGTCTATTCTTTTGATAGCTTCCTCACTTCCTTTACAAATATAAGAACAATAGTTTCTGTTTCTTAATTGTTCCTGCCAACGCTTCTGTTCTGGTGAAGCAACACCCCCTTTCTCTTTCTTCATCTCAATAGCGAGACCGTGAAACTCTCCGCGTGGTTCGTATATGAACAGATCGGGAAAGCCTTTAACGTAACCTGTGCGTTTCATCTTGATTGCTTGTAAATAACTCGTTCTCATTCCACCTGCTGAAGCGCAATACAATGCTTCTGGATATGCTAAACGAAGGTATTTAATTACGATTTCTTGTTGGTTTGCTTCGCTTTCGGGTACAATTTTACGCTTCACACTACTTTTTTTGTATGTTTTTTTATATGTCTTGATGTTCATTTTCAATCAGTTAGAAATTATTTTCAAAAAAAGTTTATTTTTTTCTTGCTATCTCAAAAGTTTAGCATATATTTGTCAAACAATTAACAACACAAACAAAGATAAACAAAAACAAAACAAAATGTACCAAGTAACAAAAACCACACACATCGCAGGTCAACCGATAAGAATTGATTGGTCTTATGACTTCTTAACTGAATATCAAGCAGTCGATTGTTTAATGCGTCACGCGTCTGACTTATCACTTGAAGTTCGCGAAGACCAATACTACGCATATTCAGAAGGCAACAAGCCAGAGATTGAAATCGAAATCGTTCAATACTCTTAATACAATGAAAAAAACACTAATCTTTATCGCGATGCTATTCGCAGGAATGTTAATCGCAGGATCAATCGATGAATCAACAAGACAATTAGAACAACAACCAAATCACATAACAAAATGAGTCAATTTATAGAAGATTTTTGCAATGACCTTGCGAACATTAACGATAACTTTTTAAACACAAAACAAGAAAATAAAATGAAAGTAGAACTAATTCAAAAAACGACGCTGACAGATATGTATTACAAAATTGTAGTCAATGGAGAGTTTCATATGTCGTATTCGAGTTACGAAGATGCAAAATCTGCATATGACAATATTAAGTCAGCAACACCACGCGAAGAAGTAATTGAATCAAAAGAAATCTAAATCAAAACCATAAATCAAATGAACAATGAAAACAAATGCAAAACACCACTTCTATTTCCAGAAGACATCAATGAAATTCAAGAAGCTATTATCCTCGCCCAAAATTATTGGGGTGATAAGAGAAATGGAACATTGGATTGGGATGCGTATTGCGCCTTTAGAATTGACAAACTTGAACGAGTACTCAAGCACATTGTTACAACGCATTGGAAAGAACTACCAAAGCCACCAAAAGAAATCTAACTTTATTTGCGTTTATTCGAGCGCGTCAGCCTACAACCTAACGCACAACGAGATTAGCGCGAACATTGAGAAACATCAAAAAATTTCAGAATTGCGTTGGAACGATGAACTAATTGAATACATTTGTAACCACTAAAAATCAAAATCAATGTACAATCCAAAAATCACTTATCACTTTAGTATGGACGACATCGAGCGTCTGAATGAAGAAATCAAAGTAATAGCAGAAAACTACGAACACGACAACGGTTGGTTTCACGAAAACGAAGGTCGCCAGTTCACAGACGAAAAAGGAAACGTCTTTGAGTTCGATGTACTTGGTCATTTCTTACGCAAAGACGAACCCGACTACGATCTTCACTACGTCAGATTAAAGAAAGACGGAATCACTTTCGAGTTTGACTATCGTATCTTCCAAGACCATATCTAAAATGGGTTACTACAAGCGAATAAGCGAGGAAGAACAAATGTCAGCCAATGAATGGTTCTGGCAAAATGAAGAAGCGAAACTCGCAAACAAATTTGAATCTTATATAAATCAACAAAATAACAACACAATGAGCATTATTGCACAACAAAACAACAACAGCGGAGGTCAAACAGTTCCCGCAGGTACACACGTAGCACGTTGCTACCAAATCATTCACATCGGAACGATAGTGGACACCTATCAAGGTGAAGAAAAGTTAGTGAACAAAGTTCGCTTAGTATTCGAATTACCACTTGAAACAGCGGATTTCGGCAAAGGCGAACAACCATTCTCAATCGGTCGCGACTTTACTTTGTCAATGCACGAAAAGAGTGGCTTACGCGCCTTCGTTCAATCGTGGTTAGGCAAGGCAATGTCAGACGCAGAAGCGAACAAATTCGACATCGGTACTTTGTTAGGCAAAGAAGCAATGGTTTCTGTTATGCACCGCACAGCAAATACAGGGCGCACTTATGCAGATTTGAAAGGAGCTTCACCACTTGCGAAAGGAATGACTTGCCCAGCACAGGTAAACGCTTCGTTCTTGTTGGACTACGACAGCGAAGACTTCGACTTGCGTTTCAAGATGCTTCCAGAGTGGTTGCAAAATAAAGTAAGTTCTTCTGCTGAATTTAGCAAACGTTTAGAGCGTTCAGCGGATCAAATGAACAAAGCGAAAGCAATGTTGGAGCAAAGCGGGTTAGTTAAAGAATCAAAGTGGAATGAACCAATAAAAATGGACGACGAAGACGAATTGCCATTCTAAATTTAATGTGTCTTATAAGGGGCGAAAGATTGGATTCCCGTCCCTTATAAAGCCACAATGACTTAATGAATCAAAATCAATACAATGAAAAAATTAGTATCACTTGAAAAGCGTGTTGAGAAACTACTCAAGCAAGCAAAAAAATACCGAAATGACAACAAAGCACTTTGTGTGAAGATATGGCAAGACCAATTTGCAGAACGCAGAGATATAACAAGCAATTTCTTCGCGATGTACGAACTCGGAAAGTACACCACAGCGGACAACATCACACGAATTGCTCGTTTAGTTAAGGAACGCAATCCAGAACTACGCGGAACGAACCACGAAGAAAACAAGAAGAAAGAGCAACTAATTAAACCACTATTAAAAACTAAATAACAATGGAAAACCTCACAGTATATTCTATAAATGGTAATCTTATTGAACATTCAAAACCTATCGTTACTATTGAGACGGAAGTAGAAATTGCAGGGCAAGGAGAACTACCAATTAAAATAATTGCAGATTTTACAGATATTCCTGAGCATAAGCATGAGCTGTTTTTTCAAGCATTCAAAATGATGTATAATATTAAACTTTAAAACTAAATAACTATGGAAAAGAAACAAACTGCTGTTGACTTGTTAGTAAGCATACTAAACAAGGAAGGTTTTACCCCCGTATTAACTAATGAAGAGATACAACACTTCAAGCAAATGGAGAAGGAGCAGATTGAGGAGGCTTATCGTGAAGGTAGAAGCGACCAACAATCTCCAAGAAATGTTTGGTTTTATCACAGAAATGCAGAGTCATACTACAACGAAACTTACGGAGGTCAAGATGAGTAAAGCAATATACAAAACACCATTCGGGCGACTTGTAAAAAGTCAATTTAAGACGATGCACAACTTCAAGAACGTTCTTCGAATCAGTGATCCAACAGCACGACTTTACGTTGCATACCCAGAGCGAATGAGAATTAAAGACTTCAATAACATTTGCCTTCACACAGGTCTTTCAAGAGAAGAAGTATTCAGCACATTTACACCAACAATCTTAATTAACGAAGAAAATGACTAACGAGCAGATTAGACAAGAGATAGTGGATATGATTCCATTTAGATATATGGAACGCTTCGAGACACTTTGGACAATGATTACTCCACGTTATGAGCGTTTAACAAGCGAGCAATTGCAAATGCAACAGGAACTTGAAAATGAAAAGGAAATGTTCTGGAGCGCACTCGAAGACGTTACATGTTCAGTCTTGGGAATACCTTCTCAAATGCTTTACAACAAGACGCGCAAGCGCGAGATAGTAAATGCAAGACAAATCATATTTTTTATTGTCCGTCCTTGCTATATGTTGAGCCTTACGCACATTGGTGAGCATTACGGAAAAGACCACGCGACAGTATTACACGGAATCAAGCAGGTAAGTTGGCAGATTGAGTGCGATAAATACTACCGTCAAGACGTTGAAAGAATCTGTTATTTATTAAATGATATTGGTTATGCTAAACCAATGAAGTTTTTTACTAAATTTGTTGAGCATATTGAACACCAAAAAGAAATCAAACTAAAAAAACAATTAAAGAAATGAGCGACTATTGCCGTTATTGCGACAGCGAAGCAATCGAAGAACGAATTGCAGACATCAAACACACAAACAGAAAATATCGTGACTGGGATGACAGCGACGTACAGGAACTATTCGAAGACGAAATAGGTCTTTGTTACGAATGTACACGCGAAGAAGATGCGGATATGGAAAGGGACGAATATTAAAACTAAAATCAATGTTAATACTACAACTCAAACAACGAATTATTCAACTTGAAGCTGCGATGCAAGAACAAGAGCAAAAGATTAACGATATTCTTATTCGTTTGTCTGTTCCACAGGCTAACCTTCCAGCACCAACTAAAGAAAAGAAGGCAGCATTTGTCAAACCAACTGTTGTCGAAATCTACGAATACGCTTGTGAAAAGTTAAGCAACGACGATGCGCTTAAATTCACCGAGAAATTCCACGCTCACTACGAAGCCAATGGTTGGAAGGTGGGAAGGAATCCAATGAAAGATTGGAAGGCTGCCGTTCGTAAATGGGATTTAAGTACATTCGCAACTACAAACCAAACAACAAAAATCAAAAATGGAAAATTCGATTCAGACGCTGCGCAACGCATATACAACGACGCTCACAATTACACAAAGGGTTGATCGTGCAGAACGCGAAAGCGCATTTGTAGCCGACTACGACCTACCCACATTCGTTAAACTTTGCTCAAAGGTGTGCGCGATGTACGGAATAGCACTTCCAGAAGCGCAACTTTTGCAGTTATTGCATGAGTTCATTATAAAGCATTTTCGTTGGGTTACGTTTGAACACTTCAATCTTGCCTTCGAACTAAACGCAGCGAACGAACTGAGTAAAAAGTGTGAGCATTTCGGAGCGTTGAGCGTTTCGTTTATTGGCGACGTACTAACACACTACAAACCACATCGTGACAAAGCGAACCTACAAATTCAACGTGAAATTGCAGACGCGATAGAAGAAAAATCACAACAAATAAAGGAGAATGAAATGGCAGTAAACGATGATAGCTGGAAGCGCATGCTTGCGGAAGATATTGAAAGTTTTAAACAAGGCAAATACACGACATTAGAATTGCGAGGGGTGTCAATGATGCGTTGGCTCGAAGAAAGTAAGCGTATTACAGCCGAAACATTCACAGACGACGAATACAACCTTTGTAAAGCGAAGGCAAGAAAGACAGTCTTCAACGAACAACAATTAAGCAAAGGAATGATTGAACGAATGAGCGACAGGAAGCGTCAATTGCTCAAAGAATCAATTCAGTTTGAAGGCTTCCGTGAGTTATACAAATTATATTTAAGTAAGCAATGAACCAATTTATTTATAACGAACACGGAGCGTGTGAAAACCCTATCTTAAAAACATTTAAATGCAGTAAGGGTTACGAAGCGCAAGTTGAAGTTGCTATTGTTCAAGATGAATTGTGGGGTTATGGAGTTCGCTTCAACGGGATGTCTGAAGGTTGGTCTCACACATTTAACCAGTATAGACCAGACAACGACTTGTATAAAACAAAAGCAGAAGCGTTTGAAGGTGGTCTTCAGTTACTCATAAATCAATTGAAACGACGCAACGAACAAAAACGCTATGATCGTATTATTCAAATACTTCAAGACGAACTTTGTCCTGTGGTTGAAAATCAACTAACACTATTTTAATGAGAAAGTACAAATTCATTCATCCTGTAACAGGCGAAGCGCACATTGTTATTTGTGATAAAATCGAAGAGTATGGTTCGGTTAATGAGTCGTATTGGTGGTGCTTAATTGGAGATAAAATAATTGCACAAATTCCGCAGTCTTACGCAATGATTAGTATAAATGAATGAACCACGCGAAATAATTTACCACGACAAACAGAAACACGCGTTGGAACTTCTTTCTTATGAAAGTCCTATTGCGCAGGTATTGTATGGTGGCGGTGTGTTTAGTGGAAAGTCATTTCTTGGTTGCGATTGGCAGATAAAAAGAAGAATAAAATACCCAGGGACAAAGGGATTAATCGGTCGTGCTGAATTAAAGAAGTTGCGCTTGTCAACGATGCAGACTTTCTTTGAACTTTGCACCTTGCACGGATTGAAACCAAACGTTCATTACACATATAATGGACAAGACCACGTTATTAAGTGGTATAATGGAAGCCAAACGATATTAATGGACTTGGCGGATATGCCCTCAGACCCAGACTTTCAGAGATTTGGGTCGATTGAAATCACAGACTACTTCGTAGATGAAGTAGCGGAAGTTTCAAAGCGTTGTATTGACATCTTGCAAAGCCGTGTCCGTTATAAATTGATTAATGACAGAGCAAAGGGTTTAATGACTTGTAACCCTGCGAAAGGTTGGTTGTATAATGACTTTTACTACGCTAATTTGAAAGGTGAATTAAGAAATGACCGTGCCTTTGTCCAAGCGTTACCAACGGATAATCCGTATATCTCGCAGACTTATCTTGAGAACTTGCATAAACTTCCAGAATACGACCGCAAACGTCTATTAGAAGGCAATTGGGAGTTTGACGATGATTCTGACAAGTTGTTTTCAACAGACAACCTATTGCGTATGTTCCGCAATGAATTAATTGAAGGAAAGAAGTATATCACAGCCGACATCGCCCGTTTTGGAAAGGACAGGACAATCATTTGTGTTTGGGAAGGTCTTACCATTATTGACATAATTGAACTCAATCGTGCAGCGTTGGACGAAGTCGTAAACAAGATTCGTTTAACCTGTCAACAACATTCAATTTTATTGCAAGACGTAGTGTGCGACGAAGACGGTGTTGGTGGTGGTGTAGTTGACTTCTTAAAATGTCGCGGGTTCGTCAACGGATCTAAACCCAAACACCCACAATACCAAAACTTGAAAAGCGAATGTTACTACAAATTGGCTCAATATGTAGAGGAGAATCGGCTCACTATTCTTTCCAACACACGCAAGGAACAAATCATTCGTGAGCTGGAAATGATTAAGCGACACCGTGCAGACGTTGACGGTAAGTTGCAAGTAACTCCGAAAGACGCAATCAAGAACCGCGAAGGTATTTCTCCCGACGTTGCCGACGCGATAATGATGCGTATGTATTTCGAACTCAATCCAAGTTATGGACAATATGTTGTGGGTTAGCATAACTTAATTATATTAGCACAATGAAAAACACACCACTATACGAGTCGCTCAAAATGACTTACGAACGCGAACGCGAAATTGTTAATTCGCTCGCAACCTATTTTCAACAAGGAAAGATTCTTGGAGACATCCTTTTGGAACTTTCTCAACGAAAGGACTTAAACGCGAAAGAGAAAATATATTTAGCGTTGATGATAGGTTCAATGATGAGTAAGCCGAATGAAGAAAAGTAATTTACTCGCGCAAGTTATCGCTGAATTAGAAGCGCGTGAAGCGAAGGGAATGGAGACGTATGGAACAACACTCGACCGAACTGATTTAACGCGCTCTGAATGGCTACAACACGCGTACGAAGAAGCGTTAGACCTTGCCTTGTATTTGAAGAAACTTAAAATTGAAGAAGATGCCAGAAAGCAAAACTAAAAAAGGAATATGTGTTTACTTACACAAATACCTATGGAACGAGATTGACGAAAAGAGAGGTGAGAATAGTCGCAACGCTTTCTTAAGTGAAGCGATTGAGTTCTCCTTGAAGTTCTACGTTCCAGAATCTAAAGTAAAACTGAAAGAACAAAAGTAGAAAGAACAGCTACTGTACTTGTAACAATTAAAGCGTGGTTTCTGCGCTTTTTTTGTTTGTCCAACTTTTTGTTTTCAGCAGTTAGAGTGTTAATTTCTTCAGTTAATACATCTGTCTTTTGTTCATAAGCATCGATTGTTTCTTGCAAGTTGTCAATCTTTTCTTCTTCAATGTTCAATTGTTCTTTCAAATTGTTAATGACCAACGAATCTGAAGTAATAACGCTATCGCAAGAGTTCACCAAACGGAGAACATCAACGCGAACAATAGTATCTCGAATAATAATAGAATCACGAGTTCTTTTATAGGTGGTCTTGGCTGTAAGTTGAGCATCTTCATATGTGCGAAGTTGTTTGTAAAGTTCTATTTGTTCTTGAAGTAATCGGTCATATTCGCCAGCGTTGTAGTTTATCACGCTATCTTGCTTTTGAATTTCAGTTGTTGCGTTTTTTGCAACAGTTCGTCCCCACCAATTCCAACAAATGACTGTCCAAATAATAGACGTTCCTAAAACGAGCAAGATTGCAAATAATATATTCTTTCTCATAAGATTTTTCCTTCGTGTATTCTGTAATTTTTAACGCTAAATGAACCATTCGCGCCTTTGTCAACTATTGCAAATCCGTGATTGTACTTTGAATAAGGGTTGTAGTCGGGACTTAATTCAGATAAGCAACCAACACCCCAACAGGTTATAAACTTTCCGTTCGCATCGCGCTCATTATGTTCAGCAGTCTGGTGATGATGTCCGCACAATGCGCTCACTTTCGTCTTCATAAATAACCCACGCGCTACGTTAACAGACGGAAGGAATTGTTTGCCAAATTCGTGTCCGTGAAAGATTGAAAGTTTACCGATATTCAGTTTGCTCTTTCCGTCAATCCATTTCACGTCGTGCTTGTCGCAATGCGTAAGCGTTGGAAAGTCGAACGCGTCAATGTCGAATAATTCGGGTGCTTTTATTCGCATATATCTCCAATAGCGTTCTTCGTGGTTTCCTTCTTTGTAATAAATGTGAGCGTTTGGAAAAGTGTTTCTAAGCGATGCAAGGAATTGACGGATAGAATATAATTCGTCTTTGAATTTTCTCTTGCGTGGATCTTTAACAAAATCGCTAATCATATGACAATCCAACGCGTCACCATTTAAAATGATTGCGTCACAGCCCTGTTTTAATCCTTCTGCAATAGCACACTCTAACGCTTCGTTGTCTTGGTAGGGCAAGTGAATATCTGAAAGGATTAAGAACTTGTTTCCCTTCAATTCAACGTGTCTGCGTTTCTTCGAATAAGATTTAGGAAGCGCGTATGGGTTGGAAGGTCTTACTTTATTATCAACTAACGATTTATCCGCTAATTGATTTTTTTTTGTTTTACCATACTTACCACGAATACTACGAACATAAGTTCTCGCGTGTTCCGCTGAATCGAACGCTTCTGGATATTCAGTAAATAGTTTAGTTGCTAAAGAATGAGAAGGTGCTTCAGGGAATTTACTGCAAATCTCTATTGCTATTTTCCTCGCTTCCGTTTGTGGTCTGCCCATTAGTTGTATTTTTAGTAAACTTTTCAATCACAGTACCACCAAACATACTACCTGTCAACAATGCAAGAGTGTTGAACATCTCAATAGGACAGATATAAGTAGTGAATGTCGCAATGTAACTAAAAGCAATTAAGTTAATTACAACAAATATAGCAATTACTCGCTTACTTGATACTTTCGAACAGGATGTTAACAAAGATTTCAACCATTCTTTCATAATAGTTTCAATATGAACTGAACAATTAACCCACCAACAACACCAGCAGCAGTTGCAATACCACCCAAACGAGCGACTTGTAAGCGTTGATTCTGAATATATTTATCGTGCTTCTGAACTTTGCTTACAAGACCTTCAATCTTCATCTGGTCGTCGCCAATAAGCACGTGATAGATACGGTCTATCTTCTTGTTCATTTCCTGCAATTCTTCGTGTATCAATGCTATCTCTTTTTCGGTGTTCATTTCTTAAAGTAAAGTTGAATTTCTGCTTCTCTACGTTTTACCAAACCTGCAAGAACTTGACCACCACCCTTATTCCACAAACGAAAAGAATCTGCTATCGTTGGATCGTTAGGATTGATGTTTAACTTCTTGAATACGGAAGACTTTTTGAAACCACCTTGTCCAATGTTGTACGCAAGTGAAACACACGCGCTAAATTGATTGTCATTTAAAGGTTGTGTTATGAATGGAGCAATGGTTACAGCGAATTGGTCAATGACAAACTTTGCAAGTTCTTCAGCACGTTGTTGAGTGATTACGTCGCCTTCCTTAACTTTCATTCCGTCTTCGTAGAAAGTGTTTCCATAACCAATTGTCCACACGTTTGCAGGGCATTTATAAGCCTTCAATCGACAACCTTCAAAACGCTTAATCAGAGCGTATCCTTCCTCGTTAACTTTCATTGCTCAGTTTCTTTATTTGTTTTTCTTTCTTTGCAAGATACTTACGAAACTTTTCTTCGTAAATCTTCTGCATTGTTAAGTCTTTTTTCCGTCCCCTTTTTGCCATTCAATTTTTATTTAATCCAACCTAATCCTTGACGACGATAAACGTACGAATGCTTATCACGTCCATCGCTAATCTCAAAAGCGTTTGAAGGATACACGTTTGTTTGCGAATAGATTTGATTGTTCGTGTTTGTAAGATACTCTGGAAAGTCTGAGCTGTTGTTGCACAAATAGTCAACCATTCGCTGAGTGTAAAACATAGCCTTCGAACGTGCTTGGTCGCGGTAGTTCTGCAAGTCGCTTTGTGAGATAGGTTGAGTATCTTCACTTGTTCTAATCACAAGACTTCCATTGTCTGTTTTAACGTACAAATGCGGAAGCATTTCATACAAAGACCACCACATAATCATTCGACGCAAATACTTGTCAAGAAGTGTCTCGTATGCGCCTGTAATATCGTTGTTAACAACGTCTTCTTTAATCTTTTCGTACAAATCAGTACCAAGATATAATTGAGCGTATTCGTCTTGTGCAAGATAAATAGCAGGGTACATTAACAACGGATCAACAGAACCGTTAATCCAAGTGTATTTTTTGATATAGTTCTCGTCAATGAGTAGAACTTCGGGTGATAGTGCCATAATGTTTATGAGTATTTAAGTGAACCGCGTGTTGGTGTGTCTATTGGCGCAATGCCTTCTTCGCCTTTTGGCTTAACGTATGGGTTATTACCTACACGCTTATCGTTGTTTAATCCATCGTTAGGAAGTATGCGACCTTTTGCATCTCTCTTTCTGATATAAATTTGACGCTTCCAAACGTGATGGCAAAAACAACCGCCTTTCCAAATAAAGATATTATATGTTGAACTTCCTTCTGGAGCAAATTCTCCATTCACTCCTGCGTCGCTCATATCTTGAATGTCTTCATATCTGAAAGACAAACCTGCCTTTGATAGTCCAACCATTTCTTGACAAAACTCACGACTATTTGTGCTTAAATTTTGCGAGTAAGCGTAACGTAATTTGTAAAGTCCTGTATCTCCCCAAGTAGATTTCTCGTCAGCATTTGCATAACTGCGAACGCTCATATATTCTTGTCTGAAATTTGCTTCGTTGTGTGGGTCTGTTACATCTTCTTCGCTCAACAACTCCCACTCGTTTAAATCAACTATTTCAGCTTTCTCTTTTAGCGTTTGAATCCAAACACGACCTTGTTCGTCTGAAAAGTCATTCTCAGCAGTCGCAACTACTTTTTTTTTTAACTCGATTGATTGAGTAGTAGGTTGAATAACTTCGGGATCAAAAGGTGAGTTCATAACGATATTTACATCTCCCAAAATTGGAGTGAATACATTCTCAATGATTCTTTGGTATGGCTTGATAACTTGGTTGTTGAATATCTCTAAACCAACCAACATCTCATCTTTGTTCGAACCGAATCCTGTCGTGTCTCTAATTCCGTGAATTAATGGTGAAACAACGCGGTGTCCAACCATAATTTGCTTCGCTGTTTCTTCGCTTAAGAACTGATATTGTTTGTCAGCATCTGAAAGAGGAAACGCTTCGATTGAAGGAGCGCGTGTTGGGTCTTCGTTAAACGTCATTAAGAACTTACCTGCGTTATTCGCACCGCTTAATCTTGCTTCCCACTCACGACGAATAGCCTCACGTTCTTCTTTTTGCGGTATTCCGTTTAAGAAGTTGATAATGAATGAAGGAAACAAACCATTCAATATATTATTTACGTGGTACAATCCCATTTGATACGACAACTCGATGTAGTTCAACGCTCCGAAGTAATCGGGTTTAGGATAGTAAACACTTCCTGCGCTCATTCCGTGAGCGTAAATAACTTGTCTTGGTTGTTCTTGTGCAATTGAAGGGTTAAACGCAGGAATGAACTCAGGCTTTCCGCGTCTGCTTCTTGTGTTCGCCCAGTCTTTAGAATACCAAATACCAGTTACTTCGTCCTGTTCTTTGTCATAAGCCAGACGACAATTTTCAAAAGGCAAGTGGTTAATCTGTACAACGCGAGTGAAGTCCATCGACCAAATAACTTCAGCGCAAAACGCACCTTGTAACTTTAAGTCAAATGAAATACCTTGCAATGCGTTGTCGAGAATCGTTCCTGTCCCTTGTCCTTCAATCATAAACGCAATTGAGTTCGTCAATGCGTTGTGTATTGGTGAGTTGTGGTATAAATTGATTAAGTGCTGAGGAAACAAGTTGTTATTTCCGTAGTCAATCCAACCGCTACGATTCTCTTTTTCAACCGCTTCAATAGGTTCGTAACGTGATAAAAGAATTTCTTGAATGTTGCTCATATTAGTAACCTGTATAAATTACATCGACAGGAATTGTCGGTGTTGAAACGTCAAAGTAATTTGTTCCGTTAGATAAAATCATTAACCCTTCTTCAACCTTACCAACAACGGAAGCGTCGGTAGGGTCTATATTCGTATCGCTGTTTTGTCCATACACTTCGTAATGGTAACGTCCTGCATCGAGCAATCCAACGGTAGTAAGTCTTATTTTAGTTACGCGTTCGTTTTCGGTTATTACATCAACTACTTGCGCGAGTTTTTCACCTGTCATCTCATACGTTAAGACAAGTAAGTAGTTCGTAAAGGCAACATTGAAATACTGGCGACCTTCGTCTAAAGAAAGCCACGCGTACTGATTAGCTGTGTTTGTATTGAGGTAAACCATTCCCTTTTTCCTTTACGATAAAATTACAGCACAGAGGAGCGCGTTGCTCCTCTATGTGTAAAAGTTTTTTTATTAGTCTGCAATGATTATAGAAGGAGCATCAGCCAATTTATATGCTCTCTTTGGACTTTCGTGAGTGAAAGCAAGAGTATATCCATTTGCGTCTCCTAATGCAGTTCCTGTTCCTGCTGTTGAAGTAGAAAGGTCTGCTCCATATTCGTAACCGACAGCCCACCAATTTGAATTGGTGTCTTCAACAAATACAACTACGCGTGCAGTAGCAACTGTTTGCAATTCTAAACGCTTCGCTGCGCTTAATTTGTGCAACATTACATTAACGGTTTGAGTGTAAAACACCGTTCCGTTGTCGCGATTAAAGTTGATTGTCTCTTCAAAGGATCCTGTTTGAGTAGGTAATTCGTAAGTGTACAAATCATTAACGTTTGCAGCATTGATTACGCTTACAACTTCTGTTCCTACTTCAAATTCAAATGATTGAACAGTATCACAAAGAACAATTTTTTTAATTCCACCGATGCCATCTTTGCAATCGAGTGTAAATCCAATACTTAATTCACAAGCCATATTATTATATTTTTATTAGCACAAAAGAGGAGTGGATTTTACTCCACTACCTCTAATCGTGCAAGGGTTGGTTAATTAATTAGGCTGGTTGATAGAATGCGATTTCGTTTCCGAATCCGTATTGTACACCTGCGAAGAAAGAACAAGAGAAACGTACATTGTTAGATAAGTCGTGTTCGAACATATCCAATACTGCCACGTTGTTCCATTGGTCTTTCAAGTTAGTTCCGAACCAAAGGTTAGACTTTTGGAACATAGCCATTGTGTCGTCTGACATTCCAGGACACTCAATAATTTCGTATTGTCCGTTCCAAGTCATTTTAACAGCTTCTCCTTGATACAAGTAGTAACCTGCTCCAAGACCAAGAACTGCATTGCGGTAAGCCTCAGCAACGTTTGAAGAAACTGCAATAACAGGCTTTTCAGCAGCACGACGAACGCGAACTGGAAGTGTAGCAACTAATTTTTTGATTTCGTCAATTACGTTAGTATCGTCGATAGTAGTAGCACCGCTAACGTCAAGAACTGAAGCGTCAGCCAAGAACAAAGTCTCGAAACCTGCGTATTCTCCGCCTGTTGCGTTAACACCTTGCCACATTATGCGCTCATTTTCAGCTGCGATACCTGCCATCATATTTGCAATAATAGCGTCAGTCAATGAAGCGTGAAGATAGCCATCTTGTTCTGCTTTTGCTTCCCAATCGTTTAAGAACGTATTTTTACACAAAGATTTCTGAACTTGGAATTTCTCCAAAGTCAAAATGCGCTCTGTTAAAGCAATTGTTCCAGATGAAGTGAAATCACAAGTAGCATCTGCAAAAGTGATTGCGTCAACTAATTTGCGAACAACTTGTTTGTACTCGATGTTTTCTTTGAATGTAACTGCTGCTAAAGACTCGTTACTCAAAAATGCTGCGCGGATATATCCTGCAGCCTCTTTACCTGCGTAGGTACTTGAAAGTGTAGCTCCCATTTTTTATTTTATTTTTTTATTTGTTTAAGTGATAAACGAAACGTTCTTCTGCTGTCATTTTAGCGTAAGGTTTCGCATTTGTTTGTTTTGCTTGCTTTACTTCTTTGATAGAAGGCGCAGCAGGCTGAGCGCTTAATTTTGTTACTTCAGAAGAAAGTTCAGCGTTGGTCTTTTTAACCTCAGCAAGTTCACTCTCCAATTTAGCAACCAACGAAAGAAGTCCTTCAACCTCTGCGTTTAGTGATTCTTCAGCAACTGCTTCTGTTGATTGCTCAACCTCAGCAGCAACTTCTACTTCTGGAGCTTCTTCTTCAATAGAAGCAATCTCCTCAACAAGTCCACCTGTTACAGTAACAACTAAGCCTTCAGCGGTCTTGTATTCTCCGTCCATCAACGCAACTTCGTTTCCGTCTGCGTCTTTGCCGAATACACGAACACCAACAGCCCAAACGTCGCTATCTGAATAGATGCTTGTTCCGTCCTCTAAGATCGCCTCAACCATTTGCTTTACCTCAACAACCTCTTCGGCTGATAGGCTAACATTGTGTTTTGCGAATAGAGCGTTTACTTTTTCTCGTAAATTCATAATTCTGTTAATTGTTTGTTTGATGTGATAATATAAAAAGGTGTAGATTTGTTTCATAATTGATTTTTTTAGTTCAATTTTTGATTTTTGGTTTAGACGGAGGGTGTGATGTCCCTCCGTTTTTTTTTATCCCAAAGTGTCCAAAATCGCGTTCAATACTTTCAACTCATCTTCGCTTAAGCCATACGTCTTAAACCCCATTTTTCCGCCCTCATTCGTTATCTTGGTGAGCGCGTTTAGAAACAGGGTTGCATCGTCGTTAAATAATTCAACCTTTAAGAACCCCCCTGCTTCTATGTGCATCTTATTCTCCTTTTAGAATTGCTTCTAACTCTTGAAGTAAAGAAGGAATTTGTTCGCTCAAATACATTTCTTTTGAAACTCCAAATCTTCCTTCGATTGAGAAACCTAACACCTCTTTGTTTTGAATCTGTTGTTTTACTTCTTCATTGTCCACTTTCATACAACCGAACCAAGTTCCTTCTGGAAGGTCAAATCCGAAGTTCTTCGATTTGTCGTTTTCTCCTTCAATGATCCACGTCTCAACTAACGACACTCCATCAACCACTTTCGCGTGTTCAACTGTTGCGTTGTTTTGGTTTGCTTGCTTTAAGTAGTTGTAAGCAATTGCACGAATAGTGTCTTTCGAATACTTCACATAGTATTCCTCGTTTGTGTCCTCATTGCGTCGGTAAATCAGTTGGTCTGGAATCAATAACGCTCCATACAACAGACCTCTGAAATCTTCTTTGAACTTCACGTTGTGTTGTTCGCTTAACACGACGAAATCGACACCTATTGCAGGTTGTTCAACTACGCTGATAGCGTATACTCCTAATAGACCACCTTCGTCTATTCCGTACTCGATTACTTTAATTTTTTTCATTGTTTTATCCTCCTAATCTTGATTGATTTTGTATTAATTGTTGAGCCTCTAAATTGCTTGATACTTGCGCTCCAACGACGTACGCTTGAAGCGGTGGTTGTTGTTGGTTGGGTTGGTTGCCCAAGAACGCGAAGTTGGCAGGTGAAGGTGCTTCTGTCCCACCGCCTACACTTCCTGCACTCATATTTGTTCCAGAAGGAGCAGAAGCGTTTCCGTATTCAGTCTTGCTAATCTTTATCACGTTAGCCAATCCCATTGCTCCAACGATTGACGCTTGAATGATACGAGCGGTTGTTGAAGGCATTGTCTTGTCGTTTAATGCTCTGTTTATACCACCATAAGTATCCACAACAGCAGACGCAAGATTCAATGTTTTTTGAATTTGGAATTGCTTTCTTGATTGCTCTTGACCTCTTTTTGTAAATGCGTCATTTAATGCTCCAAGTGCATCTAATCCACTTGAAACAAGTCCTAATCTCGCAGTAAATGTTGCTTGTTGTTTAGCAAGATTTTCATCATCATATTTTTTATTTATTTCAGCTTCTGCTTTTTTTTGTGCTTCTATTAATACTTGTGCATCTTTTCCAAAATATTTAGCTTCTGCTATTAAAGCTAAATAATGATTTCTGACATCTTGCAATTCTAAATCTTGTGCAGATAATTTAGCATTGTTTAATTCATTATCAATTGCATTTCTTCTATCATTATAAGCAGTAGCAAGTTCTTGTTCTTTATCGTGAGCTTCTTTCTTTTTATCTAATAGCTTTTTATTTTTTTCTTGATCTATTTGATATTCTCTTTCAGCTTGGCTAAGTAATAATTCAGAAAGTGCATTCGTATACCATTCTTCGACAAGCAATAAATCAGCTTTGTTTTTCTTTGCATCTTCTTTTTTCTTGTCATATTGCTGAGTAAGCATTTCTATTTCATACTCATCTTGTGTAGCTGTGGTTTTAAATATTTCATTACGTAGTTGAAGTTCAAAATCTCTTCTTGCATTTAATTCAGCTTGATGTGCATCATTTAAAGCTTTTAATCTATTTTTTTCCGCTTTATCTAATGCGTCTAATTGCTCTTTTCTATAAACATCGTCTAAATAAAATACCTTTTTAGTATATGATTTACGTTCTTCTACTAATCTATCAATTTCATTTTGAGTAGCTTTTGGATCTCCTAATACCCCTGGTAATTTTTTTTGTTGTTCTAATATTACTTTTTGCTTGTCAATCTCAGCAGTTAAGGCAATTTGTAAATCCATTGCCTCACTTATTTTGCTATTAATTTCTTGATTTACTTTTCGCCTATCAGCATCACTATTTAATTGCTTTTCAGAATTTTGAAGTGCGTCGTTATAATAATCATTAATACTTTTAGCACTTTGCTCTCTACGCATAGCAATAGCTGCATTTGCATCATCTAAAGCATTACGTTGTTCAGCTATTTTAGCTGTATCATCTTCAAGCAATGCTAAGCGATAAGCAGCTAAAGCTTGTTGCTTTTTAACTTCAAGAATGAATAACTCACTTTTTAATATTTGTCCTGCATCTTTATTTTGAATTTTAACAAGACTATTAATTCGCTCTAATTGTTTAGCTTGATTTTCATAAGCTGCAACTTGACTTTGCAATGCTTGTTTCATTGCTCCCTTACCACTTACTAAATTACTAAGTTTTTCCCAATATGCAATAATACCAATAAGAGCACCAGCAACAAGAAAAATCGGATTAGCTTTAATTACATTTCCAAGAGTTTTAAATCCTTGAACTCCTGCTGATAGCATTGCTTTTAAAGAACCTGTAATACTGCTAACATTAACTCTTGAAAGATTTGAGGTAAATGATTTAAGAGATTCAGTAAGTCCTTCAAAATTGAAGTCCATTACTTGTTCTTTCATTGTACCAAATGTTCCACGCAATCCTTCGACAGCTGGAGTTGTTTGTTGAGCTACAGCGTCAGCAGATTCTTTCATCTGCTTTTTTAACTCAGCCATTTGCTGAGTAAGAGCCTTAAATTCTGCTGTATTTGGTTTGTATTGCTCTTGCTGTTTTTTTAATTCAAGATATTGTTTATTTAATGTCTTAACTGCTTCTGCTGTTCCTTCAGCAGCAGTAGTCGTTTTATTCAAAACTGTTATTGCATTACCCGTTACATTAAATTCTTTTGTAGTAGCTGCCATTTTAGAAGAAGATTATATATAATAGAAATATCCAAAACGCGTAGTTTACAGGAATTACGACAAACTTATATAAATTATAAACCCACAACTTGAGCTTACGCTTACCATTCGCCATCTTACCGAAATCAGTTTCAGTCTTGATATTTAATTTCAAGAACTCCAAACAAGCGAGCATTGCGTCGGCTTTATTTTGAAGATGTAGCTTTGAAGTCTGTTCCATTGCTTATAATTGTTATTGTGTCACCTAACCCCGTGAAGGTCACGCTTCCGCTTCCTTCAATCGTTTCTCCTGTGTAGGCTTGAACTGTCACTCCGTTAGCCGCTGCGCTTTTCTGAATGATGAACTCACGACCTGCCGTTGTCGTTGCAGAAGGCAAATAGATTGTAATATTTCCACCTGTCGTATCTGCAAAAATCATTCTATCGTAATTCGTTACAACGTAGTCTGTTGTTATCGTTCTAACTGGCTGCGAAACACCAGCTCCAAAACTAACAGGCGCTCCGAATTTCGTTGGTGCTAATGTTGGTGCTTGTGCAGTGATGAAAGAACGCGTTCCGTTGTTGGGCTGTGAATAGCAATTGCCTTTTGCACTGTTCCAATTGTAACCAAAACGCAGACAACAATCTTCTGTTATTGTTGCAGGATCACCATTCGGTGTTTCCCAATTCAATGATTGGTCAAGGTTAGCCGACACAGGTTTAAGGTCGCAGTCGTTGTCAATATCTAATACGCGAATGAGTTTCACGCTTGTCATATCTTGCTCGCCTACGATGTAGTTGTTGATTTCCAACACGCGCCACCAAGAATCTATTATCCAAATCTTGTCACTAAATTGAAACGTAAATATGTCGTTTAGAGTTAACGCAAACATTCCCTCTAAAATACGCGCTTGTCCGTCGTAAAGTTCACGATAGTAATTTCTCCACCAACGATTGTAAAGATTCTCGTATGGGTTAGCAATGATTGTGTGAGGTGGTATTTCGGGAGCGAAGTTTAAGTCCTTATCCGTCACCGTTGCGTTCATTGTTGAGTAGTTATTCAAACACTTTACTGCTGTTTGTACTACGTTACCGCTCACCTCGTCGTACATATTCACAAAGAAGTCAGCGAAGTAGTAAAGAATGCGTGGTTTAGGTTGAACGAAGTTGCCTTCTGAATTGATAAACTTTGGTACAACAACGTCTGTATTTTCCACAGGTGCGGAAGGTGTAGAAGCGAATGATAACTCAACCTTTTCTTCTCCTGTTGCGAACTCATTGATTACTTCAAAATCTGTTTCAGTTACTTCATATTGCCCATATACGCGACCATTATCTTTATAGACTGAATTGTAATAGTCTCCGTCTTCCGCATATGTGAAAGAGAACTTTGCCTTTTGTAGGTCGGTCGTTGGAGAGTACATAATGTCTTTCGACAAGTCCAACTTCTGCGACCAATCGAGCGTATTACCGCTTGCTATATATTCAACCATTGGTTCAATCTTAAGCGTGTTCGGAAGCGTCTTATCGGCAACAAAAACAAGGTTGAACATCTTTTGAATTGACGTTATAAAATCTATTTGTCGCATATCTGGAGCATTAAACTCCATTACGCAAGTGTCGCCTATTAATCCTGTTCCAACGCTTACAAGTTCAACACCTGTTCCTGTGTAGTCAATGTTTGCATTACCACCGAAATCAATTTCGAAACTTCCTGCTTGTTGGTATATGAAAGCAAAAAAGTAAAATTTAACCGTGTCACCTGCGGTTAATTGAAGCGTGATATTTGTGTCTAAACTTAAGTTGTTAACGGAAGATGTGCCTTGACTAATCGTGTCAAATTGTTGAAGTAATCCGTCGTTAATTGTAATCACGTAACCGAATTGTATTTGACCTACTCCAACTGCACCTGTTGGTGTCGCTTGTCCGTGTACCCAACTTCTAAATGTGAATTGTCCTGTGAATGGCGCGGTGTAAACACCACTTGACCAATCGTTTCCTGCATCTTCGTACTCTGTAAATTGAGTATAAAGGTTGTATAAGTAATCATTAGGTTCAAAAAGAATGTTGTTCACGTTACTTGCAAGACCAACGTTTGACGCGATGTCGTTTAGTCCGTTGGAAGCGTTCAAATACTGACCATTCACAAAAGGAACGTAAATGTGGTCTAAGATTGTCGAAAGATAATCACTTGAATACTGCAAACCTGCGTCGTTCATTATCTGGTCGAACAAGTATTGCGCCTTGACAGCTGGTGTTAAGTGACCAACATAAAGCGGTTTGTAGGTAGGTTGTCCACCTATAACGCTTGAATAAACAGGTTGTCCTTCTACATTTGTTGCTGTTAAATTCCACTTATCGCATAGCGTTAAAATCGTGTGTGGATTTGGTGGTGTTTCAACATTTGCGTGAAGTAAATCGTAGTCTAAATCACCCGCGACAATCGATTCAATATCTTTGAGTTTCTTTTCATTAAGTAATCTTGCAAGGTTTGGAACTTCACCGAAAAATACCACCTCGAATTCGAACAACTTACCACTTTGCCAATACAGCTTCTTGACCTGTATGTGACCGCTTGCAATGGGAATAGTGTTCACCGTCAATACCGCGTCTACCTTCTTGCGAAAGTCAAACCATCCGTCGAAGTTCACGTTGAAGATAGCACCGAAGAAGTCGGTGTTCGTCTTGCTTGCTGGTACTCTAAACTCTTGCGAGTAATTGCCTACAGAAGCAAAGTCGGTAATATCCGTGAACTTATAGTTTAAGTGCATCTTCTCGTTCTCATATAAGTCGAGAATCGCGCTGTTTCCGTTGCTATCGGTTAGCGTTAGTATTACTTCGTTCATCATAGACCTACAGGTTGTGAGTATTTAAGATTCAAAGTAACATTATAAAGTTTTGAATAGCGTTCGTCCTTGATAACAAAGTTTTGAGTGTCAACTAACACAGGTGTTTGTGTTCCGTCGTCGTTAATTATAAACACGTCGTTTGAACGGCATAAAGTCTGCAACAAGTTGAACTCTCCAACCGATACCCAATCGCTGTTTATTTGTAGTCCTTTCGTCGTTGTGACGTATCGGTCAGTTATTCCTCTGTCGTATGTGTCGAAAGAGAATGAAGACCTATTATATGAACCTACTACTTTTTGGTATTGCTTACGATCGTAGTTGTACGACAATTCACTCTTCTTCGTGAAGTTGAAGTAATCCACACCACCGCAAGTATTTGACCAACCCAGACGAACATTGTCAAAGCGACAATCGTCAGCGACAAGGTAAAAACAATAAACGCGTGAACAAGGTGTGTAGATAGGGAAAGCAATTTCTTGCCCTGCTTGGATTGTATAATATTTAACATTGGTAAAGTCAGCTCCTTCGCTTATTAAGTTAGCAGGATAAGCACCCAAACGAGAAACAGCGTTAAGGTCGCTTGGTATTTCGTAACTGTTGTTTTCAACTAACGTGTTGTTGTTGTCATACGTTGAAAGATACAAATTGTCAGCTAAATTGTCTACTAACAATCCGTTGTTATTGATTGAGTACAATTGCCCCCAATCTGCTAAGCGTGTTGGAATATATACCCAATCGTTTGAAAGACCGCGAGAAGGTGCTTCGCTCCATTTGTGCGTTTCGACGTTTCTTTCGCTTAACAAGTATTTGTCCGTTCCATCTAACGCATAGCGCGTATTTGGGTTAGGCTTGTAACCATCTGCAACTTGATATTCAGAAAGGAAAGCAAATACATCGTCAATATCAGCCATACCGCTTCCGATAACCGTAAATACTCCATCAATCAACCAACCTTCTTTTATTGTGCATTGAATCGTTGCAACGCTTGTCTCTTCCTTATTCAATGAAATATCATTTACAACTCCTGCTTGATGTGTCAATGATTCACGAAAGATAGGCGCAAGGTCTAACATTCCCATTCCTTGAGCATTTGGTTGAACGTTGATTTGAAACGATCCAAAGTCAAACACATAACGAAAGCCTGCGTTGCCAGAATGCGTTGAAGAAGCAACGAGCATAAGTCGCTGCCCAATGGGGGTGTATTGATATGGTTGGTCTACTATTGTAATTGCCATTTTATATTTCTTTTAATTGATTCTCTATTGTTGCTGAAAAGTCTTTTCCGTACGCTTCGACTACCTTTGCCTCGTATTCGTCCCAAATGTTTTCATACGCGTAGTCAAATGCTTTCCACCCCTTGATTCCATCTCTACGAACTTTGAACATGATTAATTTTGCCACTTGTTGTTTCAGTTCTTCAGTTGACTTTTTAAACTTTCCGCTACTTTTATCACGAAGGCGAATACCTTTGATGGTCATCCAATCGTAGATAGCTTTTTGCATTGGTGACATTTGTCCCTTTGCAGGTTTACTTCCAGAGCCACGTTTGAATGAATAGGGTGCACCTTGTGATTTCTGTGTTCCATTCACACCATCCTCACGAAACAAGAAATACTTACCTCCTTTCCCCTTTGCGTATACTTGAACGTTGATATTCTGCCCTTTGATTTGTAACCTGTATTTCAAAGACTTTTCGAGCGTACCACTTGCGATTGCATTCGTGAAGTTCTTGCCGACCTTTCGCTTCATGCGATAGTCGGACTGCATCAACTCAACAAAGCGTTTAGCCATATCGTTAACGACAGCGAAGAAGTTTGGTGCGCTCTGTTCGTTAGGCATCTTTCTCTTGCTCCTCTTTTATCTTGTTGAAGAATTGAATCAATGGTAAGCCAAATTTGACAGGCATCTCTTGAATGAAAGCGTCTAACTGCTTCAAATGTTCCTCTGTTAAGTTCATATTAGAAAGATAAAATTGTTACTCCTATCGCGTTAGCCACGCATTGTTCTACCCACGTGTTATCGTTACCCCATTCAGCGAATTCTTGTTCGGTAAGCGTGTAGTTACCATTGCTTAGAACTTTACCTTCCTCTGATTTTAACTCATAATAAGTCGTGCAAGTTGTTGCGCTTGTTTCGAAGTT